AACACACACGAGCCATCTTCCCTAGATGAATTTGGATTGTAATTATCTGCTCTGGGATCTAGGCATCCAGGCGTAGGTAGTGCTCCTCCAACACCACCAATAAAACCTCCACCCAAACTTTGAATTGTGGATGGTGGTGCATCTGGTATAGTTATTGTGATTGGGGGAGTGCTTGGTTGAGTTGTTGTCGTCCTCACGGGATTCAACCCCAATAGGTTTTTTTGATCACTTGATCGCTTTGTTATCTCTGATATCAATTGAGGTGTAGAGAAATCCCTCACTTGTATTGGTTCGTTTATCCTCATTGGAGATTTTACCACCTGGACAGGTTCTGGTTCAATTAGTAGTCCTTCATCATCTAAAGGTTCTTCGACAACTTCATCAATAGTTGACATGATTGGTTCAGTTGGAGGTGCTACTGTAGTGGGTGTGATTGTCATAGGTGCAATGGGTGGAGCCTCTATTTCACCACTACTTAAATCTACAAGAGGAGGTACATATGGATCATATTCCATCTCTAGATATTCTTCTAAAGCTAACTGATCTCTTGCACGTTGATTCTCAAGAGCTACTTTTCTATCCTCTTGCATAGCTTTGAAATCAGGATCTTGTTTTCTATCCCGGTTATTTTGACCGGTCACAAAACCTCTTCCGAATGATTCAGCCATTACTTACTCCTACTGACGTACAATGAATTCAAACCCATCATCATAGATCGCTTCTTGATTATCATCAAAATTTAATTTGTATTGTATCTTATATTTTCTGTTAGGATAAAAACCATTCATCCATTGAATAAAATAATTTCCCGTATCATCACAACTCATTGATGTATATGGACTAAAAGGAACTACTGTTTCATTTGTTGCTACATCAACAATACTATATGACCCACTACCCTCTGGTATGAATGATCCAGTCAACGTTTGTACTGAAGTTGTAAACGTTTTTTGTATATGTCTTGGGCGAGCTTGAACTCTGAACTTTACTCTCTCAGTATCTCTATATGATTCTCTGAGACCTTTCATTGTTACAATCATATCATTTAGACCACTCATAGTAACTGGTAATAAACTACCTGTATTTGAACCGGTAGCTGGTAAGTGATCGTCCCATTGAACTTCCAATACTGGAGCGTAGATTGTATTAGTTTGACCGCTGAAAAATCTAAGATCGCCAGTAGTTATAGTTCCATCTGATAGTGCAGCCTCTTCGTGACTACCACTAAACTTTACTAAAAATCCATTGTTGTTAGAACCTTCTAACCACCTATTCACAATATCAGTAACATCCATATCGACATCGGGTGATGCATATGTAAATGATTGTGAGGCTTCATAACCACTTCCCGTGTAAAAATATACTCCATGTCTTGCTAAACCATCATCATGCGACCACGTTACTGGAGAAGCTCCGGCATAATAAGAACGATTTTCCCAACTACATCCAGTAGTCGTCTTGGGTGAATCTGAGGTTCTACCAATACCTTCATCCCATGAAGATGATATTGGATATGCTCCTAGAGAATAATTTGTAGATACATCAGTTGTACCGTTAGCTTCAAATAATCTTAATTTAAATTTAGGCGAAGTAATTGTTTTGTTTACTATGGACTGACTAATCTCAGAAAAGTCTGGACCTTGAAAGTTTATTAAAACTCTAGTTTGATACCCAAAGTCGTTATTAACATATACCTTCTTGAGTTCTAATATTTCATCTCGACCAAAATTTTGATCTTTAAATGTTTCTCCCGTAATCAAATTGGAGCCACTATTGATATACGTATCTGCTGTTGAAAAAATTCTATAATGCATTATCTAACAGCTCCCTTTATGTTTTGTTCTGGATCTTTTAATTCAAAAACAGAGGGTGTTGCTGATGGTTGTATTACCCCCTGATTAAGTGATTGCTCAAAGTCAAATTTATATCCATAATTAGTCAGACCCGTAGAGTCATCTACCTGCCATGAATTGTTTACGTGGTGATACGTATATAGAGGTCCAAACGTACTCACGGATACTCCAGGTTGTAATTCATAATTAGGACCCTGTGATATACAGACATAATTTACTGAATACACTCCATCTATGTTCATGAGCTCATATTCTAACTTACTAACGTAAATGGGTTGTCTAAATTGCATTTTATCTACTTGGAAATAATTTCTAATTTTATCTATACACTTCAGTTTTATTTCTGCCTTGTTGGCATTTCTATGGGCTACCACATCAAAATAAACACCAAAATTTACAATGTACCCACCTCCAGATTCTCTAGTAAGTCTCAAAACTATTTCATCAGTAAGCATACGAAACTCGTTTAGATAATTTTTAAGATTTACACCTATTGGATCTGCTGGTGTTTCTGTTAAATTTTTATTTCTATCATAACTAAGCGTGTATACCTCAATAGTGGGTATAACACCACTTTGAATAACTTCTAATGCATTTTGAACTTTTTGATAAAAGTCGTTAAAGTTTTCTCTTTCCGGAGGTGCACCAACATCATATTTAGCTTGTATGCCTACTTCCGCATCTTGTACTATTTTTATAAGTTGCGACGTATTTCCAGAACTTCTCTCCACGTACACTTTAGCTAGATTACCAAACTTGGCTGGCATCCCAAGTATTCTAGCTTCATAATCACTCTTAGTGACACATCTATTCTGTGTAGTAAAAAATGCAGCAGCGCGCTCTCGTATCTCTTGTAAAGTTTCCTCTGCAGCACCACCTCTAGCTGGTTCTGGATTTGTAATGGATAATGTAGCTGATGTTAAGCTAGGACTGCCTGGAGCTCCTATTTTATTTGTTACTACAGATAAGTCGTTGGCTACTACATTTGAATTCAAACCTCCACCTACTCTATACTTTATTGTAAGCTCAGTGTGAGATGGAGTTTCACCTAACGTACTAAATTCATCTCCTAATAGTGGATCAATACCCGCTTGAATACTCTGGACTTGACCGGGTACTGTAATTCCTGCTTGATCAGATTGTATAAAACCACTTTGTATTGTTTTACCAGAGCGTAGTATTCCATTTCCAAACACCACACTCGTAGTTCCTTCAAAGTCATTCTCTACTACAAATCGTTTAGAAGTTCTTATGAATTCTAAAGTGTATGGAACTGGAACCGTATTCACGTCCTGTCCACTTTCCAAAGACGTATAAGCATCACTTCTATTAGGATTGGAAGTATAATGAGTCTCAATAGGTACTCTATCTTGTGCCAAAAAATCTACTTGGTGGTATTTGTTTCCATTACTGTCATGCACTGAAATAATCTGTACGACATTTTTTTCAGGTAAGTTTAGTTTTAAAAATTTAACCGGAGCTCCTATTGGAAAACTTTTAGATTTTGTCTCACTACTAATAGCAGTAACTGATCTCTTGAGATCATACCCAGTAGCTATACCCTCATCATTAAAATCACTTTGTATGGGAAGTGGATCAGCTGATGAACTTACTGAGAAATCTACCACATCCAACGTTTCAAACTTTACTGTTGAAGATAATGATGATTGTACCTGCATACCAGGTTCAATAGATACTGCTTCGCTGTAATTAGGGAATGATCCATCTCCCAGAGAACCAACCGTTTGTGTTACTTCCAATACAGCATATGCTGGTACGGAAGTTTTTGCAGTATATCCTAACATCTTGGCTAGCGTTACTACATTACGTCTCTCTTCAGCCAAAGGTAACATCATTTCTTTATATTGTTGATCCATATAGAAAGACAATACATCACCAACATATGCAGACATTTCTAGAAGCATCATGCCAGGTGAGGTTTCATTAAAATCTCTATACGTATCAGGAAAATAAGACTTGGCGTATTGGATCAAGGAACTCTTTATTGTATTGAAGTCTTTGTTAATGTAATTTACATTAGTTTCTTTGAAGTCTTGATCCGTATATGGCACCTTAGTCTCCTAGTGTTACAGTTACGGATTCCAATGAATTGGGATCCTTTGTTATGTTAAAAAGTACTGTTACTTTCATGGTATTTCTAGAGCCCACACTATCTGGTAGCATTTGAACCTTTAAATCCTTTACTTCAACAAAAGGAAGATATTGTTCAAAAGTATCGATAATATCGTTCTCTATAGCAATTTTAGTTTCATCGGTAACTTGTTCAAATAAATATTTTTTTAAACCCATTCCAAGTTGAGGTTGCATTAATCTTTCACCCTTATCCGTAGATAATAACAACTTAATATTATTCTTTACAGCTTGTATAGTGGTCTTTGTTGATTCAAAATATCCCTCAATACCTTCACTTCTCTTTAGAGGATATTCTAAACCAATAAAAATATTTTCCGTTCTATCTTCTATCAGTGGCTGTATTGTGAGATCTCTTCTTGCCATTATGTTGCCTTGTTAATAGTGCTTTTATCTGGATTGAGTTTTACTTCAGCATTTCTACTATACTGATTAGTTCTATCATAAATAGGGTCCTTTAGCTGAACTTTTGCCGAAGCTGCTTTACCAAGATACGCTTTTCCTTTTGCTTCTACATTCATACCATTTTTAAATACCGTGTTTCTTTTTATCTTACCGGTAGGAGGTAAAGCGGGTAGCTTGAGATTTATAAGAGGCGTTGGGGGTGTAACGGCAGGTCCTACTGTACCTGGATGTCCCACACCAGTTAAATCTATATCTACATCCTTTAAAAATTTTATTTCATCTACTATTACTGTAGCATCCATGGATGTTATATTTAAGGTTAAACTTTTAATATACCGCTCCACAGCTAACGCTATACCTTCTGCCAACTTGGGAATGTTACCTTTATCAAGCTTTCCATTCTCATCTGGAGTTATACCAGAAGCATTAACGAACACATCCTCTATATCTGATTTCAGACTTCCCATTACTTCCCAGGGCTGCGCTGTTTTATCTTTTGTTCTGATGCCTTCATTACTGGTCGATAATCTTTATTTAAAAACTGTGACATAGGATCAGCTGGATTTATAGGGGCTGCTTGAGTCATAGGACGACCGTTTGCAGTAGGTTGCACAGTTCTATTCAAGACGTCTTGCATATTTGAAGTATCTAAAGTTCCTCCTCCCATAGTCTCCCATTCCGTATCATTTGCCGTCTCTTGCAAAATATCATTTAAAAGAGGATTACTGGTTTGTGGAACTGCACGTTTACGTACTGGTTGTTGAGGTGCCGTGGTAGGAGCTGTAGCTCTTGAAGGTAGAGTAGTCTTTTTATCTTCGCGGAGAATCTTTCTAACCTCCAACTGAACTTCCTCTCTAACAACTTCTCTTATTAATAATCTTAATTGATTTTTTTTCATATTATCCTCATAACTATTGGTTTTTTTCTACAAAATGTTTACTACTTTGAAAATCTAACTGACCTCCTGGAGCAAATTTAGCCTTCAAGCTAGCTAATTTCAATCCAATTGGTCCTCCGTTACCCACTGGTGGATTTTCCAATAATGGTACTGGAGCTCCATTACATATACCCACCGCTGAACTCACTATATCAATCAACTCCGTAAGTACTTCTGATATGTTATCAGCAAATGCTACTGCATGAGCTTCTTCTTGCTTTCCTAAATAAATATTAGATGCTTCCAATAATATCTTACTATTAGCGGATACTGTTACATCTTTACCTGCTCCCATATTGAGATTAATTTTACTTGAAAGAAATATAGATTCCTTCTTAGCATTAAAAATAATTCTATCAGAAGAACCAAATAATTGTGGTCTTGCATAATTGTATATGTAATCAGTGACATCATCTGTTCCTATAGATGTCTGTACAAGAGATGACATAATTCTATTGGGTTCATTTACTGTATCGGATGCAAGTATATATCCATTGATCGTAGCGTTAGTATCCTGTGATATATACTCACCAAAGTTGTCTTTTATTGAACCGTTTTGTAATGCTGCTAATAATGTTCCATCTGCTGCGCTTTCAAAGCTACTATTGATACTCTTCCCGTTACTAAAAACTATATAAGGATTTGAGCCTCTACTACCTACCCTAATAGAATTACCATGCCTACCTTCTATCATAACATCTCCGTGAGAAGGAGGTGTTGTATTAGTTGGTTTGGTGGATTTAGATCTATTGGGTTGGAAAGGAAAGTTAAGATCTCTACCAGCTTCACCTGCAGAATCATCTAATCCATTTTCATATAAACTATCTATATTAAAGTTTATCTTATTTTCTGTGTTGAGAGGACCTAAATAATAATTTCGTTGTCCAAAAGTACAGAGCAATACTGGATCACCTTTGCTGGGAGTTTCGT